TAATGCACCTCTCTTTTCTTTTATTGACTATTAAACTCGATGCCATTTATCGGGACAATCTTTTTCGCTCGCTTCCCAGTTACCTCTGATGTATGCCTCAAGCTGAGGCAGCGGAATCAAGACCTGATTACCAAAGTGATCATGGGGAAACTTCAGTATATCTGGATGATCTGGGTTGTCGCCCAGTTTTATCCGGTTGCTCAAAGCCCTTCGGTCAAGGTTTATATACTTTGCAGCATCCTTGATATTTAGATTTTTAATATGTTTACTTGCCATATCAATTCCTTGTTATTACTTTTATGAACACAACAAGTATGACACCAATGTACACAGCTGTCAAGCAAACTAGGATATTTGTACCGCATTGTACTGAGATGTACTTTATTTTTTCCACTCTGACTTGGTAGCCACCTCATCAAATGCCGATCTCTCACCTCGTACAATTTCACGCTCGGCCTCAGTCCAGGAATCTGATTCCATCTTGTCATCGATCAGCTTTTCCGCGTTCTTTCGGGACCGGATGAGCTTACCTACCATGACGCGGTCGTGTCCGCCTCTCTGAGGGCGTTGGATATTATCAAGGGCGGACTTTGTTATCTGCCAAGCCACACCCTTTTTGACAGCGACGAGTTTGCCGGCCTCAATGTACCTGTCTACCTGGCGACGACTCAGTTTGAGATACTTGGCGGCCTGTAGTGCGTTAAAAATTGGTTCTTCCATTAATTGATTCCTTCCCCGATGCCTTTGTTTATTTCTGTGATGTCAGCATCCGAGTAGTGGTACTTTGAGAGGGGAACATTTAACAGTTTCAGATCTGCAAATGTTGTGTTGTTGATAGCTGACTGGAACTCTTGCTCGGATATAAAATTAATACCCTTTAGGACATCAATGTCCTCGTAGTCTCCGAGCAAAAGATAGCTGGACGTACCTTCCAGTTGGAACATCCTCTGCCATACACCATAGCTTTGCAGAACGTACTGTTCTTCGCCTTCGTTCCATTCGACTCTGGCGTGGATGTTGTCCTCATGGGGATATATATCATACGTGACATATTTCCCCTCGTGTTCATGTCCGTAGGACCTAGATTTAACAGTCATGATGCACCTCGTTGCGTTATTGGTTTTAGTGGACAGTGATTTCTTGTTCTCAGAAGTTCACACTGATCGCAGTGGCCGGTTGCATGGTGGCAATAGTGAGACTTGGCGGTGTTCGGGTATCGGCAGAACTCATGATGATCTTCAAAGCGCCAGTCATGTTCTACATATTCTCCAGGAATATATGTATCTTCAGTGAAGAATCTGTTCAAGTGATTATCTTGATCCTCTTCATCCATTGTTCTGAATATTCCTTCATTCATGATGCACCTTTGTCCTTGAACTTAATTGTATATCGTCGCGTTGTAGCGTTATCAATTGTCTCTTCAACCTCGTTGCCGCCGTACTGTTTAAGGCCTTTGAGGTGAGTCAGATTCCATTTCTCAGGAACATCGATCTCTTTGGTATGCGCCGGTGTATAAGCGCCGCTATCGATCAGCTTATCTGCGATCAATGGATGCTCCAGTAAGGGCCGCAGCATATCAGAATTGACATCTGCTTTGGATGGTACAAGTGTAGCCTCGGAATCTCCGAGGTCCGCCTTTTTAATCCCCATTTCCTGGAGTTCTTTGATCGCTTCATATTCAAGGCGGTTGGCCTCGTCACGATAGAACGCAGCAGCCTCTTTATTTGATTTAATTTCTTTGAGCAATTCTATTAATTCACTCATTGTTATTCACCTCACCAATAATTATTTTCTTATTCGGATCACCTTTGGTCAGGCTCATCAGCAGCATACCCAGCATGATCTCATCGGTTGTTAGTTCGCGCTTACCGCGGAATTTATTTATTAGTTGTATAATCAGTTTGGGCATTGGACCTCTCTTATGTCCGCAAGGCCTCGGGGTGTCGCCCGAGGCCGCTTAGTTTTCCGACCTAAATATGTTCCATACCATTACCCCTTTATGAACCACTTTAATTTCTTAACTATCGATTCAAATCTATTCTGAGTTGCACGCCACTCTTCAATAATCTCAAGGACTTCAGCCCAGGAATTTACAGATTTGTTGGTATATCCCTCACCATATTCACCGTATGCCTGTTCGGTTGGGTGGTAGTGGACCTGATATTTTTTCAGCTCGTCGTGCCAACCGATATCATCCCATGTGTCCTGATCATGAAACCAAACCATAATGCGGCCTGATTTGTGTGAGATACTCGGCGCTGCGTCGTTACCATAGGCGGTATTCTCAAAGTCGTCGGGTATATCGTGATCGTCCATAAACGTGAACCATATCCGCTGATATATATACTCATTCAGATCGAGAAGTGTGGCGGCCTGTTCGGCCATTTCAAACGTATTGAATGAATTCATATATTGAGTTGCAAAGTCGGTTAATTCCTCGGAATCATGGTTGTCGGGATCAAATTCGTATCCAAATTCATCTGAGACAAACCACGATGCATACTCTAGGAATTGTTCGGGCGTTTTAGATTCGCACGCTTCTATCCAGTCATCGCGTAACCGGCCTGTATGCAGATCGCTTTCCAGTATTTCGTTAGCGCTTCTCTTATCCCACGCTGACAGTTTATTGACCATAAAATCCTCTAGGTTTTTATAATCACTTTTATCGGAATCCTCAGCTATAAAATCGATTATTAATTTAGCTGCTACGCTCATGACTGCACCTCTCCGGTTTGATGGTGATAAATCGCTCGGTTTGTTAGTTGATACCTTCGCATGGGATTTTCATACATCCCCTCTATATAATCCCCTTTATGCAATCCAATCAGGTCACAATGATTGTGTAATCCGGCCTTATGGTTACAAAGATCACAAATGCAATTGTTCTCCCATATGTCCTTGCGGTTGATGCTGAAGTTTCCGAATTTAGTACGTAAGGTTTCGGGAAATTCTGAATATTTTTTGGTGTACTGATAACTGGGTTCACAAGATTCCGCATAGGATTTTTCAATGACGCCATCTCTGGAATATGGTTTCATGAAAATATGCAGTCTTTCACAGAATCCCTTGTTTACTGGAGCTAGTGGGATTGTTTTTTCATCCCACATATTATCGGTCGTTATGCTTTGTGGCCTTGCGATGACAAGGAAATGTTTTTGCATATCAGCTCTCTGATAATTGTGCAAAAAATAACTCTTTGCCATAATTGCGGGCGAGTCAAAAGCCCAATAATATTCATCATCATCTAAACCCCTTTCCCACAATACCCAACGATTATTCTTTTCTTGTCGAGCTGTCCATTTATCCAGTTTGTTCTTTAAAATTTCTCTACGATCATCCCACATTGTCCAATCGTTATAGAAACACTTTGACCAACCTTTTCCGTTTTCAAAACTAATTCCTGATCCCATTAATGCACCTCTTTTGTGTTCGCATTCTCTCTTATTTTGTCCGCCTTTTCATCCAGGTTTTTATTATCCTGACTCTGGGCCAGGATTTTATATACCTGTTCATCTGACGCGCCTTTGTGTTTTAGCCGCTGGCTGTATTCCAGCGGTCCATACTTAAAACATATTGCCGTTAAAGCTGCGCCGGTTCTATGATCCATAATTCCCCCTTGATTAATTCGTTTAATTTAGCTATCCATGACTCGTATTCGCAGAGTTTCGGCCGGTAGCTAACCGGCCATCATCAGATGGAATTATCTAGATCCACGCCGGCCCTATCGTCCACCATTGATGAACAACTGAGGTAAGAGGTTCACCGCATAAATTACAGGTGTATTCAAGAGGCATTTCTTTATAAAAATTCATGTCGTTGTAAGGACTAACCCCATAATCTTGCATATCAAATTTTTTGTTTCTTACGCATATCATGCATAGATCAAATTGATTAATTCCCTCTTCAATATCATCAGGAGCTAACCCTTGCTTTATAACTCTAATTCCTTGCATTATTTATCCTTTTTTTTACTAATTTAAGCGCCTAAAAATACACTCTCAAAATAGGCCCATTCAGTCACCTCATCCAGGTTTTTATTCTGCTGCTTTTTTCTGCGGTCCTGTCGCGCTTTTTTAAGTAGCCTTTTACCTTGCTGGAGCGCTGCTTTTTCTGTTCGCGTAAGTGGTTTATTTGTTAGATCTATTGCCATTGTTTAACCTTCACCGCGTGATTAGGTATGCGCGGCCCACCTATTTATTTATTTAGTTATTGCCGGAATTGCTATTCCGATCTGCTTTCGATTTTCAAATTTCATGCCATCACATAGGCCACAAGTGGCACATTGAACGGTTGAATCTTCAGCCGCTTCCGGACACATAATTTCATCAGGCCTTAAAGATTCACCGGCCTTGAGCATTCGATACCATCGAAAACCTTTTGCTTTTGCTTCATCAATGGCCTTGTCTACGTCGGGGAATGTTTGGCTATCAATTGATGCCATTGCCATTGTTTTAAGTTCCGGTTTTGTTTGCCATTGATGCGTGTAGCTTGTGCGCTTTGCGCCGTTGGCGTGAAGCTGTTTCCATAATTCAATTGGTACGGCGGCCGGATCACCATATGCGCCGTCGCGAATTCCTAGCGGCGTTGTGCAATGGTTTAGCTTTTCGCATGTTTTCCTAGCGTGGCCATTTTTCGGATATGTATTTTCATATAAATGGTTATGATCAAGTTTGCACGTATCAGCACAAAGGCCAGGACAAGTCTTTTTTTCCGCGATAATGTCGGATAATTCCGACGCCGTCACATATTCGACGCGGCCGCTGTTCCATGAATGCCACGCGCCGGCCGGACCGCGTACTTTATCGACATAGCAAGGTACATCACCGGTTTTACCGTAAAGCTTTACAATTAATGGCCTTAATGCACAATTACCGCAAACGGTCTCATCTAATCCCATTTTAGCCGCTTCATCCGGCGCAATGTCGGCGCGCATAATATAGGTTTGGATCATGTCGCCGGTCTTGCTGTTGATTGAAGGCCGCTCAAGGCCGGTTGCTAGCACAATCACATTATCTTGATGGTATATGCACACTGTGTTTTTATTAAGCTTTTTAGGTTGTGCGCTTGCTGATTGTTTTTCTGTTAATGTTAACGTAGTCATATAGATACCTCGAATATCTGTATTGATTAGGCGCTGCTTAGAACGGCAATTCTAGACAGCGCCGGTTAATTAATTATTCAATATTTCCTAATATTATTTCTCGATAATCAACACTATCTAGAGAATTTGTTACCAAATCGCAAACTAAACTTGACGCCGTTCCGTTAATCTCACTGTTTTCACCCATGCATAAGGTATACACAAAATCTTTTAATTGATCGGATTTTTCGTATAATTCCGAATTACTTTCCGCAATTTCTATTAGTGTTTTTTCTGTGTTTGGTTCGTTGGTTAACCACAAATTAACTAACCACGTTTCACGATTAGCCCATCCGTTGTATGTATTATCTTTTGTCATGTTCTACCTCTCTTTTGTTGTGCTTGTTGTCGCAAGCAATTTATTTATTTAGCTTTTATATAGATTAATCCGGTTTTAACGTATGCGATTAATTTAGAATTGTTTTTAGGATGGAACGCGGCCGGCATTTGGTCGCTGTTTCTTGTGATATCGAATAAGGCCCTATCAGCTTTTCCGGCCACTTTGGCGCGTTTACCGATAATCTCGGCCGCTTCATTATCAATTAAGGAAATTCTGATATTGTCGTCTAATATGGCAATATCAACAGCAGCGCCGCGCTTGAATCCAGCATCGGATAAAAACCGGTTATTGGTTGACTCTTCCAGCCATACCCGTACTTTTTCTACAGTCTTACCGGCCGCGTTGGTCCGGTTGTGTAGTTTGGTGGAAAATTCGTAAGTCTTCACGCTGTACCTCTCTTATGTTGGCCGGTGTCGCGGCCGCTTGTTTATTTATACCTAGACTCGTTAGAGTTTCGGCTGGGGAAATAACACCCCAGCCTCATCAGTAGGATTTAATATGCTGCTGAAATTCCGATATGCAGTAATGCGGTGTCTACGGTGTCTTGAAGGTTTTTATTACAATTCTTTTCATCACCGAATCCAGTATCAGGAATTTCTGTCACCGGCATATTGTTATGAAAAATAGCGTACATTTCATTTACTTCATAGATGTCATATTCAGCGATTTTGATCACTGGATCTATATCTTTTAGAAGCTTGCTCCAAAATGTCTTTTCGTCTACTACGGCGTTCATGTTGCACCTCTCAAAACTTGTTTTTATTTCGTACAAGCTTAGTTGAATAGACACCATATGTCAATACCTATTTATGCTTTGGTTGTAGTTTCAGCCGCTATTGATGCTAAACTCTAGGAACAAATCAGGAGTGAAAATATGGCTGAAATAAAACACGATTTAAACGAAAAACAATTGATGTTCTGTACTGATTACCTAAACAATGGCCGGAATGCATCGGCGGCATACCGCAGCGCCTACGGCAGCGACAAACCGGAAACCGTAGTAAACAGCGCAGCAAGCAGATTGTTAAGGCATGTTAAGGTCCGCGATTATCTTGTTAAGGTACAGCAACAAAACTTAACAATTACGCAGAGAAAACAGGATATTGATAGGGATTTTCTGATCAATCAATACCTCGAATTGGTAGCGCTTGGCAAAGAACACCGGCAGCTATCAGCAGCGCGGCAAGCTTTGGACTCATTGGCGCACATTGCCGGCTTGTGGATCGATAAGCGTGAGATAAATCAACAGATAAACATCGACGCGACACTTCAAGCGCTTGATAGCGGCGCATTGCTTGACGCATTGAACAGCGCCAACAGCGGCGCAATTGAGGCGGAGTATCAGCACATCGACGACGATTGAAAAATTGTAGAAAAGCAAAAACACTAAGGAACCCGCACGCTCAGGATATAGCACGCACGATATAGCTCGGGCGCACGCCTGGAATAATGACGCGCAGGGGTGTCACCCGAAAATTAAGGAGAGGCGAACCGTGACCGGCCCCCGCCACCAAAGGTGGTAGTGTACGTCTCGCAACCATTTTTATGACTATCTCCCAACCGTTTTTGTAGCCATTCCGTATTCGTTGTTTCCCATCCCGTCTTCGATGCCAGGCATTTCTTCTATTAGAGGAAAAAGTCCTTGTAATCGGACTGTCCGACTTTAGGCGTCCGAGTTGTCCGACTTTGTGCCTAGCCGTGCTTTTGGATCTCTGGGAATTTTCCTTGGAAGGGAGTCACTCTTAGGGGTGTCATATTTATCGGACTGGCGCCGTAAAGGCAAAGTCCTGTCCGAAAAATAGGGGGGTGGGTATTATATTAATTTCTTTTTCTTTTATTAGAAGAAAAAAATCCTTGGAAAAGGGAGGTTTAATTATCAAGTAGTGTGGTGATGGTAAGTTGAGTTGTTGTTCCTGAGTCCTTCCTAGAGTAGGACAGTCCTATAAAGTTGTCCTATTTGTCCTACTTTGTGACTGTATTTTCTTAGAAATTACTATAGGGGGACATATATCCCCTTTAGGGGGATATGTCCCCCTTTTCTTTCTTTGCTTCTTTCTTTCTTTTTTTAAGGTTGTTTTAGTGGTGGTAATTTGCTATTTTAAATAGGGGGATATGTATTGGGTTTGATGCACCTCTCGCAATCATATCTCCCCAATTGTTTTCCACCGAGTTCTCAGGAGGGAAGAAATGCCCAAAGGTATTGGTTACGGCAAGAAAAAACCCATGAAGCCCAAAAAGTCCAAGAAAGGCAAGAAATAATGTCGCTGGCCATAGATATCGATGAGATTGTTAAGGTAAACATCAGCGGGACATGGTATGACGTTAATCACTACGATAATGGTGACAGTACTTTTTTCCTTGATTCCTATGAATTTATATCGAATCCCGGGTTTAATCAGAATCTTGAACATGGCGGTGGACAGGGTGGGATATGTGCGACGGGGTTTTCGTTCATTGATGCTGAAACGAACCTCACAATGGCAGGGCCTCTAACGTCGATTATTGCTGTGATGACGGCAGATCCAGAAAAAATTGATTACAGGGCAACATTATTCCAAATGCAAAAGGTAGATTGAATGGTTGCCATACCCGAATCTCACAGAAAGGAAGCAGTTCGGAGAATTAAAAAGGAATTCGCCCGAAGA